CAACATGGACGAATTATCGGATAATACCAGGGCAAGCATGGAAGGTCAGGTGAATGATAAAACCTTTGCTGACTGGCTTAAGCGCAAGACTGAAACAGATCCGACGTTTGCTGACCGTACACTTGGCAAGGGCAGGGCTGAGTTGTGGCGTAATAACAAGATTACGATGGATCAGATGATTAGCGGTGGCAAGCCATTATCGTTGGCAGAGTTGAAAGCTAAGTATGATAAGCCTATACTTGATCAAATGAAAAATAATGCTTATGAAATAGCAAAAAGTGGCGGAAGAAATAAAGGATTTTTTAATCAATGGGACAAACAAAAGAAAGGTAAGATTGAGAAATCAATTAAATCATTGTTAACTCAGGTTGATATTCATAATGAAAAAATAGATAATCCTAAAAATAATATTAATAAGTCTATTTCAGATCACGAGTTAAATTATCTTGTGACAATTTATTGGCCTAAAGAAATAAGAAATTTTAAACAACAAATTGATATTTTAGAAGGCATATTAGGAGAAAGACATCATGTTAAAAAATAAAGACGCTTTGGTTGTCCTAGAAGAAGTGGCTAATTCATTAAAAGAGTCAGCAGAGCAAATAAACTCATCCTCTGAGTTCGATTCGGGAAGAAGAATGGCATATTATGAGGCTATTTCAACCTTATTGTCTCAATGCGCTGTTGCCGGTATATCCCCGTCAGATATAGGGCTTGATGGTTTCGTCCCTGAAAGTATTTTAGGCGACAAAAAACAAGCAGCATAAACACAATGACTACAGTAACCTTTGACACTTTAGACTTAGTCGACAAGCTCAAAAATGCAGGCATACCACAAGAGCAGGCTGAAGCGGTTGTGCGTGTTATTGCCGATGCTCAAGAAACATTAGTATCTAACATTACACTTGACCACCGACTAAAAGAGACTGAACTGCGATCAGATGCCAGATTCGAGCGCATTGATGGAGAGTTAAAACTTAATAGATGGATGCTAGGTATTATAATTGCCGGTGTCATGTCATTAGTATTAAAAACATTCTTCGCTTAACAACTCAACGAACACCCACACCCAAAGCCAGCTTAACCGCTGGTTTTTTTATGCCTATATATATCTAATAAAGTGATATTAAAATAGAATATATTGCAATAATTGAATATATGGTATAATGAAGCCAAATCGTTAGGCGATTCACGGGCTAAGCCTTTCACATTCCACACATCCCAAGGGGAAGCAATGGAAATTACACCAGAGATTCAAGCGGCTATTGATGCAGCAGTTGAGGCAGCAACAGGTGGTTTAAAGACGAAGAACCAAGAACTTCTTGATAAAAACAAGAAGCTTATGAAGGGTCAAGAGATTGATCCGCAAACGGTAGTCGATCTTGAAGCACAAGTTGATAAATTACAGGCTGAGTTGTCAACAAGTCAGAAGTCGGCAAAAGAAACAGGTAAAAGCCTGGAGACTTTGCAGACACAGTTAAAAGCTGAAACTGGGTTCACTCAGAAACTTTTAATCGACAACGGCTTAACGGATGAACTGGTTAAAAATGGCGTAGCACCACAGTTTCTGGCAGCTACAAAAGCCATGTTTGCAGGACAAGCGCAGATCGTAGCGGAGGGCGATACCAGAGTAGCCAAGATTGGTGAAAAATCAGTATCAGACTTTGTGAAAGAGTGGGCAGCCTCGGACGATGGCAAACATTTTGTAAAAGCGCCAGAGAATAGTGGCGGTGGGTCGCAAGGTAGCGGCAATGGAACAACGAATCAAATACCGTTAACCTCAACGCAAAAGATAGCAGCGGGGTTGGCTAAACAAACTTAAAACTTAGGAATAACAATGGCAACTCAAACACTCGCAGAAGCAGCAAAGTTAATCAACAACCAAATCGTTCAAGGCGTAGCTGAGGACATTATCACCACTAACCCTATGTGGGCTGCAATGCCGTGGACGGGTTACGAAGGTCAAGCTATCCTTGTTAATCGCGAAAATGCTTTGGGTGATGCTCAACATTTAGCCGTTGGTAGTGCTATCACAGCAAAAGCCGCTGCGACATTTACACAAATTACTTTCAGCGCAACGACTACTATCGGTGATGCTGAAATAAACGGTTTAGTGGCTGCACAATCTTCTGGTGCGGGTGTTGACCAGTTAGCCATTGAAATTTCATCTAAAGCAAAATCAGTGGGTCGTTTATTGCAAACTGGTATCGCTTCAGGAACAGGCGTATCGCCACAACTGAACTCATTGCACACTTTATGCGATGCGGCTCAATATACAACTGCTTCAGCGGGTCAAGCGATCAGTTTGGTATTGATGGATCAACTTTTAGACCTAGTTAAATCTAAAGATGGTCAAGTCGATTGGATAATGATGCCAGCTCGTACTTTACGCAACTATAAAGCGTTAGTTCGTACATTGGGTGGTGTTACTGAAACAATGGCTTACACCATGCCAAATGGCACAACTCGTACCGTGTCAGTTTACGAAGGGATCCCGATCTTTCAAAACGATTACCTATCAGTTGCGGAAACTGCTAACGGTGCGGCTTTAACAGGTGGCGCTTTGGCTTCTGTATTCGCTGGTTGCTGGGATGATGGTTCAAACAAAGTGGGCGTTTCAATGATTCACCCAATCGCTGTGCCAGCTGGTATTGCAATCGAAACAGTGGGCGTGGCTGAGACTAAAGACGAGATCATCACTCGTGTTAAATCTTACTCTAACTTTGCAAGTTTTAACCGCAAAGGGATTGCTCGCCTTACGTCTATAAATAATTAATTAGTTGGTTAAACGGTGCGTCTTTTCACAAGGGCGCACTCCTTAAAACAACTAATTAGAGAATCCTATCTATGAGCTTAATCACAGAAACAGGAACAGGAAGCGCAACAAGTGAGAGCTTTTGCAGCGTTACTGATTCTAGTGCCTATCATGAAGCAAGAGGACACAGTGCATGGGCAGCTCTTACAGTAACACAACAAGAGCAAGCCCTACGAAAAGCCACCGACTACATGGAAGCGGTCTATTCTCAGCGTTGGGCAGGAACTCGGACAACATCAATACAAGCCCTTTCATGGCCTCGTTATAACGTATTCGTAAATGGTTTTGTCACGTTAAGCTCGTCAATACCTAGAGCGGTGATTAACGCTTGCTCAGAGTTAGCTTTGAGAGCAGCGGCAGGGGAATTGTTGAGTGATTCAACACAGCAAAAAACCCGAACCAAAGTGGATGTATTAGAAGTCGAGTTTGATAAATACTCGCCTCAATCGGTTCAATATCTATCTATAACAGCCCTGTTAGCGCCCTATTTTGAGTCAGGCTCAGGCGTTGAAGTAAAGGTAATCCGTTGAGCTTTTATGCTGATATGGCGATGGTTGCTAACGACTCACTGAGTGAGTACGGGCAAACGGTCACGATCTCGGCAAAGTCTATTGGTGCTTACAATCCAGCCACGGGCAACGCGTCTGTCACGGTTTCGACTCAGCAAGTTAAGGGTGTGGTTTTTCCAGTAGGCGCAAAAGACATTGACGGCACATTGATTCATCAAGGCGACCAGAAATTATTATTATCCATGGTTGGGGTAACGCCTCCACATGTTGGCGATACCGTTACTATAGGCGCTACAAGCTACACAATCACTTTTATTAAGCTACTCACTCCGGCAGGCATTAACGTCCTGTGCGAGTGTAATATCAGGGGTATTTAATGGCAGGCAGTTTCGCATTAGATATATCAAAGTTTGTTAATAAGACGCACTCTAATGTTGATCTGGTGACGCGCAAAATAGTCTTTGATGTGATGCGCTCAGTCATTAAAAAGTCACCCGTTGATACGGGGCGATTTAAAGGCAACTGGCAGTATGGTGTTGGGGAAATGCCAACAGGTCAATTAGATATTTATGACGAAAGCGGTAAAGGTACACAGGTGCATTTAATGGGCAAAGTGCCGAAAGAAGCCGCAGGGAAACTGCACTATCTCGTGAATAATTTACCGTACTCAATACGCCTTGAAAATGGTTGGTCATCACAAGCGCCCAGCGGCATGGTTGGCTTAACTATATCAGAATACCAAGGGATTGTCAGACATGCAGCTCAAGAGGTTAATCCATGAGTATATCGGTCATTAGGGCAACTCTGGAATCAGCGCTAGACGGCATGGCACCAGCATTAGCAACGGCATGGCAAAACGCACCCTTTACTCCGGTAGTGGGTACGCCTTACCAACGGGCAAGTTTGCTATTGGCAGAACCTGACAATCAGGAAAAGGGGGCGAGCTTTCAAGAGCAAGGCTTTTTGCAAGTTGATCTTTGTTATCCACAGTCAGTGGGTGCTAATACAGCAGAGGCAAGAGCGGAGTTACTGAGAACTACTTTTAAACGTGGCACTTCACTCGCTAACGGTATTTTGATTTCACACACGCCCGAAGTAAAACCAGCATACAACGATGGCGATAGGTTCGTTATTCCTGTCCGCATACGTTTTCACACTTACATTTCTATATAAATTATGAGCGCATCAACAATTTTGCTGCATGAGAGTATAATAAGGTTAGCCAAGGGAATGTTATCGGCTTGGGAAAAATGGCTACAAGATAGTAAAAAGTAATACGGGGAGTAATCCCAAAATAATTTAATTAACAACTACAAGCTCGCTACAAACCACGCATAAAGCCTCGTTTGTTATTGCCACCTTGAAATCATTAGGATTTTAAAATGGCAATAGCACAAGGCATCAACAAACAGGTCTCGATTAAAAAACAGACTGTACTCGGAACAGCAGCATCAGGTTCTGGCGGTCAGATTTTAAGACGGGAACAATCAACCAACAACCTTAAAAAAGACACTTACGCTAACAACGAAATTGCTAGTCATCAGCAATCGACTGGCAAAACGCATGGCCTAAGATCAGTCGATACGGCATTAAACGGTGTTTTATCGGCTGGCACTTACTCAACCGTTATTGCTTCGGTATTACGCAAAGACTTTGCAGCTACAACTTCATTAACTGGCTTGGCATTAGCCGTTGGTGGTGTTGCAGGCGCTTACACGCTAACAGGCACAGGCTTGTTGACATCAGGTGGCTTTAAGATTGGCGATGTTATTCGTATCTCAGTCGCTACAGGCTTAAACGCTGACTGTATCGGCAAAAATCTGTTAATCACTAACATCACAAATACTGTCATTACTGTTAAAACCCTTAACGGCAGCACAATGACAACTGGCTCAGGCACAGCTGGCACCATAGCATTGCCTGGCAAAAAAGCAGTTGTACCGATAACAGGTCATACAAAAGACTATTGGACAGTTGAAGATTGGCAATCTGATATTGCTCAATCAGAAGTTTATTCCGATGTTGTCTTTGGCAAACTGGATATCGGTTTACCGTCAACAGGTAATGCGACTTTAGCCGTCACAGGCGTGGGCTTGAACCGCACAACTGGCATCACTCGCATACTAACCACTCCAACAGGCGAGACTGCATCAAATCCACTCGCAGCAATCAACGGTGTGTTGATCGTCAATGGTGCGGCTGTTACTAACATTACTGGACTGACTTTAGCGATTGATGGAAAAGTTGCGGGCATGGGCGCAGTTGTTGGCGCAAACGTATCGCCAGACGTTCAGCGTGGTTCAATCGAAGTGTCCGGTTCATTCACAGCTTTCTATCAAGACGCTGTATTGAGTGGCTTATTTGATGCTGCAACTCAAGTCAACTTGGTAGCTGTGATTGAAGATAACAGTTCAGCATCTTCGGACTTCGTTTCTTTCAATCTATCAAATATTACTCTTGATGGTGACGGTAAAGACGATGGTGACAAGGCAATCGTTAGGACTTATCCATTTACTGCTCGTATCAACATGGCTGGCGGCATAGCACTTGCTAACGACCAAACTATATTATCCGTTCAAGATTCATTGGCTGTTTAATAAATAACATTATCGTGGCTTAAATCTGAGCCACGATACCCTTATCGCACAACAGAGATTAAAAATGGAATTATCAAGTTTAGATTTATCATCAACCTCCGAAAACGGTTATGAGTTCGAGTTCATTCCA